CCAAAGACTCTATAATCAAAACCTTCATTATATTCCAAAGTGGTTGTTAAGTCCTCAGCTTTACCTGGGGAAAACCTGTATAGCGAATAATACGGTACTTCAAACTCTACATTTGGATTAATAAGGCCAGTTTGATACAAACTACCTTCTACACCAGATAATGGGCGATCTGGTGCTGGGTAAGGACCAACACGTGTCATAACGTTAATAGCAGATATAGCGTCGCTCGTGAAAACGGCGCCTGGTGTTGCCAACTTTTGATAGCCGGAATCACCAACTGGTACACGTTGTACATACGTAACTGGTCCTCTATTTTCTTCTCTATATCCACGCAACAAAAGTTTCCATCTGATTGATCCTCTCCAACCAGAAAATGCATACGTTACCCAATGCAATAATAAAGTGTTACAATAATTATAAGGTGCAGCAGCTCCCGTTGTATTGACAGCTCCAGCCACATTTCCCCTTAAATAGGGATACATGTTTCTTCTGCCATAATGGACTGCATTACTAAAACCTCCAGAAAATATTAAATTCTGGTGTAAATTGTAACGTTTTAACAAGGCCCTAAAGCTTGAAATCGCTTCGCCTGTATAAACTTTATTAACTAAAGCATGGTTTGTATATCCTGGTCCAACTTCAGATGACTGGGACTGTTGTGGTGCAGATGGCTCCTGAGTGTTTTCGCAATCAGGAGTATGTTCTTCACCACTTTGTGGTTTAAATACGAAATTCTGGAATTTACTTTCAGGCACGAATACCTCAAAGTCATCTCCCATACTAACATAAACATTAATTTCGATATCGTTATTCACTGTTGAATTAGGTGTAGTCAACTCATTAACTACAAACATACCTATTATACCATTACCTGGTCCCTTGGACACTAATGGAGTAGATCCGTACATGGTAGTAACGGAACTAAGTCCAGGGTCGGTATGTGTTAGTAATGTGGTTGGCTGACCATTACCTATTTCAATAGTAAAATCCTTTTTGTCTGCAATATCAATAACTTCCAAATAATTGACATTGTATTCATTACCGGCAATTAAAAAGTTAGGATCGTATACTACCTTTATCCTCCCCTTGTGAAAAGCTGATGATACAATTTGAAACCTGAATTTCATTGTACCTGTCCAATACTTAAACGGCAGAGCCGCCATAGCACTAGCAGGAAAATGATACCCTGTAGGCGCCAATGAATCTTCAGCCCAAACACAAGGATCGATACGGCAATTCCACAACAAAGTCTCTGGGGTCGTGCCAATAGTCCAATTAAATGTGGTCAAATAAGACTCTCTTTTAGCTATTTCACCAATATTTAAAGGGTCAGCACCACCCAATCCTGCAATTCTTGGATCAATGGACAACTCTTGCTTATCATCAACAGTCAATTTCTGCATTTGATCTGGCACTGTAGTTAATGCTAAACTTGAGATAGGTACCGGCTTATAAGGATCAGGATCCTTAGTCACCGGCGGCCTACAATATCCCAAAGCTTTAGCAACTTCAGCCACCATACCAGCTCCTTCAGCTGTTGCTGTCGCAAATGGTCCTATCATGGGTACACTTGACAATACCGTTGCTGCTTTCTGAACCGCCGTGGCAGGTCCAGAAATATAGCCCTTGTCATTTGCCATATCAACCTCCTTACCAGATTGAGGAGTAATAGTACTCGCATTAACCCCTGTCAATACAGCCATGGATACATCTTCTAACCAAGCAAACAATGTTACAGTTACTTGATCAGTAGCACCATTGGCATGTTTCAAAGGATTAATGGATCGAACTGTAATCTCTCCTAATTCTCCCCACTCTGATGTAGGCGCATCTAAATAGTTCTTATAATGATAAAATGGCAACTTCATGCTTCCACCTGTTGATAAGGTTGGATCTAAAAATACATGAGGTTGTTGCGTTGCCTGTACTACATCCTCGAGCACTAAAGCCCGATTTTGTGACAATGCATCTTTACTTGCAAATGGTAAATAACTAGCTAAAGCTCTACCATACAAGAAACCATTACCATTAATAACTATCTTAACATTCAATTTTGCACGAAGCAAATTGAAATTATTCACACGATTAATCACCCTAGCATTTTGCAAATATAATTGCCAAGGATTTAATGTAGCGAACAAAGATGTACCTGTTCCCCATTCATATTCACCAATTTTAACTGGACGAGAAAGAAAATTACCCAGTGAAGCATCATCTGAATCCATTAACTTACGTGTTGGATCAATAGTTTCTTCAACTGCATACATATATGGGTCCATTTGATCACCAAAATCAACATTCTGATGACCTGTGTCATTAGCAAGTTTCATTATACTCACGTCAGCTGTAGTACCTGACTGTGGTTTAAAATCTGTCTCATTTGCTAATTCCCTCGCTATATCATTATACCGTAATAATGATATATCCCTATATAACTTTCTCATGTCAGCAGAGTTTATCACTCTGTCTCCGTGATATGACCTGTTAAGATCACACTGACTTTCCCGGTCGTCGTTTTTGCCCTCTATTTCTAAAGCACGAAAAACGCCGTCGCTGTTTTGTTTGTTTCTAATATATTTACTAGTGGATAAATATTTATTTACTCATCACCATTCCTATCCAATATGGGTGAGCTGTATATTTCCGCAAAGTCCTCTCCACGTAAATAATTGTACAAAGCCTCCAACTGTGTCTAAACATACAAATACACAAATTGTGGTAATCCAATTGTACAAATCAATTTTGCTTGCCTCAGATTTGAAACTGGCACTCGTTTAAAGTCGGAGTTAGACTTGTTCAAGATATGTTTCTTGCCAATTCAATATACGGTCATCATATGTTTCGTCCAACATAGTGCACATATGAGTTATGCCAGCCTTAGCAGCGACTTCTCTCATTTGTACTCTACGTGTTTCATAAACCTTCTGACCATGATTGAACCACTCCCTCAGAGCACCATCTATGTTGACGGCACATGCTTCTTTAGGAGTTAAAGGCGCGTTCTTGGGTCGTAAATAACAATGCAGGGACTTCATTATACTTGAATCTAATAAAGCTCCTACATGTAAACCCAATTGCGGATGATAAACACTAAATCTTTTCAAAAACTCAAAATTCTCAGGTTCCAAATATGCGCTTAATTCACTATCCTTATCCGGCATAGTGTAATGCTGACCATACTTTCCTAAAAATTCTGAACATCCTTTAATATTAAACTTAGGATATTTTTCTGAAACAGATCCAATGTTATCGTCGCCATACGTCATCATCTTAGCAGCATCACGAAATGCTATATCTGATGAATACTGTGTATAAAAATAAGCTCGCAAATTCAAACTACCACAAATTCCATTCAATATCACTGTTAATGAATTTCCTGAAATGTGTGTGCCTGATTGCAAACCCACTAAATCGCCATTAAAAGCTATTAGTGAATACACAATATCACCAGCCATAGCACTCATGATATCTCTATCTTCCTGACTATAGCCCATGACTTCCGCCAAGTCAATTAAAATACGCAACGAAGCTATTAACAATTGTGAAGGTAATTTTTGGTCATACTTACTGTAATCTCCGCCAAATAACCTTTTATCACCAAATGTCATAACATGTTCGTAAAATTCCTCCCATTCCGGACCATGACAATTAATTCCGACTGCACACTCAGAAATTAATGGATTCATTTGAAGGAAACGTATAACTGGTAAATAATATCTTCTCACTAAAAATGTGAGAGCTATTGGATTACCATAAAATATCCTGCACTTTCCCTTAGCAACAGGTAACGCTTCATCTTTCTTACAAGCCTTGGCTATTGTATAAGCACGTTGTCCGCACTTGTAAAAGCCTAAAACTCTTTCAATTTCATCCATAATTTCTTGCGTAAACATTCTCTGTGGAAGCCCCTCTTCCGTAGGTTCTAAGTCTATAACGTACCTTGACTTAGGCCCCTTCAAAGGGTATCCAATAGATGTCTTAAAATTAATTGCATCCACGAATCTACAACCTGGTATGCCGTTAACATTTTCCATATCTGTTAATGGTACAACTTTCCACTTTAACTTATTCACCAATTTAATTAATGGTGTTTTGTAATCGTGAATAGCTATATTCAATAACTTATGTGGAAAAGGTTCACCTGGTTCGCTAGCATTAGCCATCGCCAACTGCCAGCCATACCATTCGGGCTTCATTTTAGGAGCACCCCAAATATTCTCAACGCCTGTAACTTCCGTCACATATTGAGATATTGGTGTACGCCTAACATCAGACCTAGATGTAACCGCTCCAGAACATGAACCATAATACGAAAATTGTGATCCTTCCGGTAGAAAATTAACAGGACTCTTTTCATGTAAACCGCCTTGTGTGGTCACTTCAACACCTAATACTTTCTGTGTAAAGTGCTC